ATGGCATCATGGTTCATGAGTTCAGACATGTGTTTAACACCACTGGCGCTGCAACTGGAACATCAAGTAATGCTGGAGCTGCTGGGTACAAGTGGGGCGCTGACGCTAACGTTAACGGTTCTGCATGTTTATTCTGCGGTGCTCAAGCATTAGCTATGGCTGATATTGGTGCTCCAGAAATAGTAGAAGATACATTCGACTACGGAAACCAGAACGGTATATCAATTGGTAAAATATTTGGTCTTAAGAAACCTAAGTATCATTCAGATGTCACAGGACAGTCTGAAGACTTTGGTGTCATTAGATTAGATGTAGCATATTAATTGTGGTATTCTTTATGGGTGGCTTTTAAAGTCACCCATATTTAAGGAGTAAAGATTATGTGGATAATATCAAAAGAAGACAAGTATGTAGCCTCAACTTGGGGTGCAGCAGTTAATTTAAACGCAAACGAGCCAAAACAAGTCGGACACGACATGGGCTTACTTTGTTTGCAAGCAGGATGTGAAGAGGTTAAAGAAGGGAGTGCTCCAGTAGCAAAACCTGTAGTAGAACCCGTAGCAGAACCTGTAATAGAAGAAGTTGTAGAAATTAGCGAAGAAGTCTCTATAGACTTTGAAGCTATGACTAAAGTACAGTTAGAAGAACACGGTCGCACTATGGGCATAGAGCTTGATAGGCGTAAAAAGAAATCAGATTTAATTGAGGAATTAAAAGCAGCGGAGTAATACATTATGGCAGGGACACTTACAGGAACTAATTTACTTAGCAGAATTCAAGACACCTTACAGGACACTACTAGTGTTAGGTGGCCAGAAGCTGAGTTACTTAGATATATAAATGATGCTCAAAGAGAAATTGTAAATTTCAGACCTGAATCATCAGCAACGACTTCTAATATACAGTTGGTTACAGGTACAAAACAGTCTTTACCATCTGGTGGTTTAAGGTTAATTAAATTAACTAGAAACATGTCTGCAGCTAGCGGAAGCGCTACCGGTAAAAGAGCTATTAGAATAGTGAACGCTGATATTTTAAATACACAAGAACCAGATTGGAACGATCCAACTGTATCTGGAGATGCAGCACACGGAACAATAGTTAAACATTATATGTTTGATGAAGATGATCCAAGAAACTTTTATGTGTATCCAGGAGTAGCTGGGAATGCTTTTGTAGAACTTGTATTTTCTAATTCACCAACAGACCTAGCTAATGGTAGTGCAACTATTAGTGTAGATGACATATATGCAAATGCGATTATTGACTTCGTGTTGTATAGAGCGTACATGAAAGATGCGGAGTACGCAGGAAATGCACAGAGAGCACAAAACCATTATCAATTATTTACAGCTAGTATAGGGCAAGGTAATCAAGCTCAAATGTTGTTAGATCCGAACAATGATCCAGTTTCTAACATAGGCGCTGTTCCTAGGGTAATGCAACAGCAAGGTAGGTAAATGTGGCAGCCTATTCTTCTTTAGTTAAAGAAGTTCTACCTTACGTACCTTTATGTCCAGATTCTCTGGTAGAACAAAACTTACGTTCCGCAACAATAGAGTTTTGTGAAAGATCAAAAGCTTATATTCTTGACATAGACCCTTTTAGTACAATTTCAGGGGTATTTGAGTATGACTTTGACATACCCACAGGCACAGAAGTACACCAAGTCTTACTAATGACACACGATGGTAACGACATGGACCCTATTAGCCCACGTAGCCTAGAGCTCAATTACCCAGATTGGAGAAACAGAACAGGAAACCCACACGTTTATTTACAAAAAACACCTTCTACATTTTGGATAGTACCAGTGCCAAGCGGGCCAAAACAAGTAATAGCAAGCGTAGCTTTAAAACCAAGTCGTACTTCAAATAACATAGATACTACAATATCTAACCAATACAGAGACGCAATAATATACGGCACTTTATATAGACTATTGCGTATGCCGAATAGAGAGTGGACTGACATAGGAGCTGCCCAAGAGTACTCATTTCAGTTTAATCAAGAATTAAAACAAGCAGAATTAAGGGCCCGAGGCGGAGACCTTGGGGTAAAAAGAACTGTTAAGTACAAAGGAATAGGTATGCCAAGGAGACGGTATGGAAAGTACGGAAAGGAAATCGACTACTGAGGAACCTATCTATACTGATATACGTCAGTGTTGGGACAAGGTTAAAAGTGGTGTAGTTGAAATAATAAAAGAAAATCCTTTACTCACCTTTATTCCTGAAGATGTTTACAGCGAGTGTGTAAATGAAAGAGCCTTTCTTTATACCTCTTCTGTAGGTTTTTTAGTATTGACTGTAGAGGTTGATACGTTTACAAAAGACAAGACATTGTTGCTATGGATAGCGTATACTTATGAAAAGGGTGGACACGAGTGGTTGGCCCATGATGAATGGTTTAATAACCTAGCCAAAGAAGCAGGTTGTAAGTATCTCGAAGCGAGATCACGAGTTCCAGAAATGGAATCGTACACCACAAAGATTGGGTGGGAATTAGACACACGAATATATAGGAAGCATGTTAAATGAGTAGTAAACCAAAAGCATCAGAATACCAAGCTACTGAAGCTGAAAAAATACAAGCTAAAGTAGCAAAAGCTGAAAAAGATTACTTCGATCAAAAATATAGCCCGTTGTTAAGAGAGATGCGGGATACTTCTATGAAAGAAAACTATAGCGGATTTGCTGCAGGTAGAGGACAAGCCGATACTATGCAAGCTTTAAGTAAACCATCTTTTGCTGCAACTAAGTCTGTAGACTCTTCAGCTGACTTAGCTTCTGCTGCTAGCGCGCAAATGGTTATGGCTAGAGGACAAGGTTTGGCAGCGCAACGAAAAAGACAAGTGGGTGTTTTAGCTACAGCTAGAGGGCAACAAGCAGATGCAACTACAGGGTTAGCAAGTATTGCTAAACTAGAAGCTTCTGATAGATTGCAGTCTGCAGGTAGAAAACAAATGATGAGAGAATCTAGACAACAAGCAGGTTTTGCTCTGGGTAGCACTATGCTAAGTCAAGGGTTAGTAAATAAAGGAGAAGGCAGAGGATTTTTTGACGGTGGTTTAGAGGACGGAGAAGGTCTTGGCCGTTTATCCAATTATGTGACAACGGGGTCGTACGGATCATGAGTCAATATTCAATTGGTAATTTAGCAGATGTAAATGACCCGCAAAGCGTTTACTCTGGTATGGCACAAAGAGACTACAATAATTACATAAAAGATTTTAGACCGTTTGAAGAACAATTATTGGCACTACGAAATGATACTAGTCTGATTGACCAAACTAGAAAAGATACAGAAACACAAAGGCAGATTGCACAAGGCGTATCAAAAAGAAATTTAGAAAGATATGGTGGGGCTGGTTTGTCTCCTGCACAACAACAACAACAATCTCAAACTTTACAAAGAGAAAGCAATTTAGCCAGTGTTGGAGCTATCAATAACTCTAGGGTTATGCAAAGAGAAGTAAATCAAAATATGCTAGCTAATTTAATTGACATTGGGCAAGGCGTAAACAGAAATGCACTCGGCCAAATGAACACCGCTGCAGGATTACAAAGTCAAAGATACAACGCGTATAAAAATGCAAAAGCACAAAATAGTGCAAACATGATAGGTATGGGAGGCCAAATAGGCTCTGCTTTATTAGCAGCGTTTATGATTTAATATGGCATACGGAGATAAGCAAATGGGAGCCCTTCTTTCTGGCCCTAAGATGGTGAGCGGTATGGAACAAGCTCAAACTACTGCACTTGCTAATCAAGTAACTAGAAAAGAAATAAAAAGCTCACAAGCACTTGATACTCTTACCAAAAACAGATCTGTCTTACTTGGGGCTGGTTTAATACAAATAAGTGACGACGGCACTTCTGTAAATTTAGTTGAGGATTGGGAAAAAAAACTAAACGCCATAGATGATGGTAATAGAGAAAATGTAGCTACTGCTCTTGGTTTGCCGGATGTAATGGGAGACTACTTTAGTACAGCTGCTGATGGAAACGCCGTTAGAAAGAAAAACATAAAAACGTTTACCCCAAGTATTTCTAACAACCTTGTTCCTACTAATTTAAAAAATAAAATTGCAGTTGCAAAAGATGTTGAAGAAAAACAAGCACTAGAAAACTTAGCTGCTGAATACGCAAGCGGTACTAAGAAATCTTACGTTACTCCTATTATCAATGCGGAACAAAAACCTTTTTTTGCTACTATTTTTGGTACAGATGCAGACGACGATGAGGTGATAGTATTGTCAGAAGAAGACGTACTAACTTACCTAAGAGCTAGAACTACAAAACTTAATAGCGATTTTGACAAGTTAAACCCAGAAGCTAATACATCTCAGGAAATTGCGAACAATAGTCCGTTGTTTGACAGCGTAGGAGTTTTAGGTCAACCGTCAGAAAACTTAGACCCTTCTGGTCAAGGTGGCATGGGTGGTGCGCCTGGTACTAATATAGATGAAAAAGAGGCAGTAGAGGCAGTATTTGATAAAGACGTTGGACGTCCTCAAACTATTAGTATATTAGACCAACTAAAAGGCTTTTACAAAGACAACCCAATTACTTACTCCCCACCTGCTTACGAAGAAGAATACGAAGAAACTGTTCCAGCTCCAAAAGTTTCAGACGGCATAGATTTTAATAAAGAAAAAGAAGAAGCCTTTAAAGAAATAAATAGGGAAAGAAGTAAGCGTAATACTCGTTTTCCTTTATTAAAAAATTCTGGGCAGATTCAATCTTTACTACCAGAGCTACAAAGATTACAAGCAGGTAATCTTGAAATGGACAGGAACAATAAAGTAAAAATAGATTACCCAACCTCTACCGGTCTCTTCCAATTTTGGAAAAGTAAACAAGGCAACGAAGGGGAAACTAGAATTGGCAGTGGTTGGAAAAGTGTTATAAAAGACCCTGCTCAAATAGAACAGCTTGCAACAGAGTATGAAGCGGGTATAAAACAAGAAATAAGTAACGCGGGTATTGATTTAGCTTATTTTGACGATTACCAGCAAGGGGATGGTACGGTTACGGGTGGGCCAACAACTGTTACTAAAACACGTACTATAACTCCTGATCCAATAGTCAAAAGTTTTGACGAAGCATTCCCTGGTTTAGAAGGTTTAACAGGAGACGACTTAGACGGCAGATTACAAGAACTAATAAAAAGTGACACCTTTACTGGTTTTGAACCAGCCCAAGTAGAAGCAATTACCAACCATCTAGAAACTGAAAACATTAATAATATAGACGAGTTTGTAGAAAAAGAAAAAGAAAAAAATGTACCGCCAGAAGATTCTTATAAAAAGTTATACATGATGAATATGCTTTTAGCAGATCGTAATTTAAAAATGCCTGGAGGCACAAGCGTAAAAGAAGTTA